CTGGAAAGCTTTCTAGAACGCGCCCTTCCTCAATTTTTTACGCACGACCATCGTTCAAATTTGGTGATTTATGCCGACAGTGCCAAAAACAAGCAAAGAAAAAACTCTGAACGGCAGTCACTGCCGAAAAAGCAGAAGTGTGATGGCGGTAGACGGCAAATTGCCCATTCAGCCGCCGGTAGGCTTAAGCAAAGATGCCAGAGCGGCATGGGAATCGGCAGTTGCGTTCGCTCCTGCCGGTTTTTTGGCTGTATTGGATCACTCTGTTTTAGAGCGCTGGGCCCGCAACTACGCGCTTTATCGAAAGCTGTCATCCAAAGTCGAATCCGATGGCGGCTTATTTGCGGTCGATAAAGACGGCAACGAAGCGCCTTCTGCTGCATACAACATGCTCATGAAAGTTCAGGCGGCAATTGCTCAGTGCGAAAAAGAGCTCGGTTTTACGCCTGTCAGTCGCGCGCGCGTGCGCGTAAACACCGACAACGATGAGGGCAACGAGTTTGAAGCGTTCTGACTACTGCGCTGTTGCGAACCGATACATTGAAGACGTTCTGTCCGGAAAGCAGATTGCGTGCGAGTGGGTAAAACTCGCGTGCAAACGGCAGAAAAAGGACCTTGCGGCAAAGAACTTCGCCTATGAGTTTGTCGAAGCGGAAGCCGCCAGAGTCTGCTCCTTCATTGAAAACCTGACGCATATCAAAGGGGAGCTCGCAGGGCAAAAGATCCATCTCGAACCCTGGCAGGTTTTTATTCTTACGACTGCGTTCGGCTGGAAACGGAAATCGGACGGAGGCCGCAGGTTCAGGCGCGTGTACATCGAAGTGCCGCGTGGAAACGGTAAGTCCTCGCTTTCTTCCGGCGTCGCTCTGTACTGCCTCCTTGCCGACCGAGAACCCGGTGCGGAAGTCTACAGTTTTGCCACAACGCGGGATCAGGCCAAAATTGTGTTTGGCGATGCGAAGGTGATGGCCGAACAGAACAAGGCGCTGCAGTCGCATTTCGGATGTGCCGTTCTGGCCAATGCTTTGTATGTGGCCAAAACCAACAGCACATTTCAGGCGAAGTCCGCGGAAGGCTCAACGCTTGACGGCCTGAACACGCACTGCGCTATTGTTGACGAACTCCATGCGCACAAGACCCGTGCGGTGTACGACGTGGTTGAAACCTCTCTGGGCAAGCGGCGCTCTTCGCTTCTCTGGTGTATCACAACCGCGGGGTTCGACATTTCGGGCATCTGCTATGAAGTCCGCACGATGACGACGAAGGTGCTCAAAGGCGAAGTTCGGGACGATACGCAGTTCGGCATCATCTACACGATCGACGAAGGCGACGACTGGACAAGCGAAGAAGCTTTGATGAAGGCAAACCCGAACTGGGGCATAAGCGTCCGTCCGGAAATGATCACGTCGCTTCTCAAAAAAGCAAAGGCGCTGCCGTCTGCGATCAACAATTTCAAGACGAAGCACCTCGACATCTGGTGTTCGGCTTCCGACGCATGGATGGACATGGCTGCGTGGCACCGGTGCGCTTCTGAAGACCTGAGTCTTGAAGACTTCGAAGGCCGGAGCTGTTTCATCGGTCTTGACCTGGGTGCTAAGAACGACATCACGGCCAAAGTGCGAATCTTTCCGAGGCGCGACGAGGTCACAGGCAAAACTGTGTATTACGTTTTCGGCGACTACTTCCTGCCGCAGGCCGCGGTCGAAAACAGCACGAACTCGCAGTATTCCGGATGGCAGATAACAGAAGACATTCATGTGACTGAAGGCGCAGTCACGGATTTTGCGGTGATTTCGGAAGCGATCCGCGAGGACCTGTCGAGGTTCAACGTTCAGTCGATTGCTTATGACCCGTGGCAAGCGACGCAGCTGGCGACCGAGCTTAACGAAGACGGAGCGCCGATGGTCGAATACCGGAACACGGTTGCGAATCTTTCGGATCCGATGAAGTGGCTTGAAGCCTTAATCCAGGACGGGCGGCTTGTCCATAACGGTGACCCGGTTCTTACGTGGATGATGGGAAACGTTGTGGCCAAAAGGGATAACAAGGACAACATCTTTCCCCGGAAGGAGCGCTATGAAAACAAAATTGACGGCGTGGTAGCCCTGATTTTTGCGCTCGGCATGTGCGTGAACGAAGAGAAATCGAACTCCGGATTTACAGATTACGAATCGACTGAAATTCCTATTTTTGAATGGTGAAAGCCATGTTTCTGAAAAGATTGATCAATTGGGTGGCGAGCTGGGGCGGAGCGCTCGGAACCGCATCAGGCCAACAGCTCGGTCAGCCGACGGAGCCGATCTTTGGCGAACTGCGGCCGATTCAAAGCGACCAGATGCTCCAGATCAGCGCCGTGTATTCGTGCGTCGAACTGCTCTCGAACACGATGGCCACCCTTCCGATTTTTGTTTACAAGAAGGATCCGAAAGGCGGCCGCGTTCCGGACCGTTCTTCGAACCTCTTTACCCTGCTTCACGACCAGCCGAACGCATGGATGACGCCTTCGGAGTTCGTGGCGGTCATGGTTGTCAACCGCATCCTCAAAGGAAACGCCTACGCCTACGTGCAGCGTGACGCTGCCGGCAATCCGGTTGCGCTCATTCCGCTTCCCGCGGATCAGGTCGAAGTGGATGTCATCGACGGAGGCGAAGTCTTCCTTTATCACCAGGACGGGCACATCGACGCCTACGACGGAGCGAACGTCATCCATTGGAAGGGAATCGGAAACGGGTATATCGGACTCTCGAAGCTCGATTTCATGCGTGCTTCGGGCAATGAGGCGATCAACGCCCAGCTTGCCGCGAACAAGCTCTTTGCAAACGGTGGTAAACCGAGCGGCATTCTGGCCACCGATTCAACGCTCTCTGAAGAGCAGGTCAAAACGGTGTTCAGCCGGTTTAAAGGCATGAGTTCTTCGGGCAACGGCCTTTACGTTGTAGACCGCGGCCTCAAGTACGAAGCGCTCTCTTTGAGTCCGCAGGAAACGCAGCTTCTGGAGACTCGGAAGTACGGAGTCGAAGAGATTTGCAGATGGTTCGGCGTGCCGGCCGTGCTTGTCGGAGCAAGCGGCGCGACAACCTGGGGCTCCGGAATCGCAGAAATCGTTCAGGGCTTTCACAAGTTCACGCTTGCACCCCTGTGCACGCAGTTTCAGCAGGCGCTTATGCGAAGGCTCGTTCCGCTGCACATGCGCGACAAAGTGAGCATCGAGATGAAGTTTGATGCCCTGCTGCGGTCTGCTCCGGGAGAGCGTGCGGAGTTCTACGCAAAAATGGCGCAGAACGGCATGATGACGCGCAACGAAGTGCGCAACCTTGAAAACCTGTGCTCCTGCGAAGGCGGCGACGAGCTCACAGCTCAGAGCAATCTTGTGCCTTTGCAGAATCTCGGACAGCAGTCGCAGACAGGCTCCAGTCCGCAGGACGGGACTCCGATTCGTCAGTAGAAAGGTGAAAAAAACATGGAAAACTTGCAATTCAAAAGCGTCCGGCTCTCTGACGTCGAACTGAAAACCGAAGACGGCAACGTCTTTACCGGATACGCGTCGGTCTTCGGCGGCAACGACTCGTACAACGACACCATCGTTAAAGGCGCATATGCGAACGTCCTGAAAGAAAGCACCCCGAAAATGTTTTTCAATCATGACGTTTCTTCGATTCCGATCGGCAAATGGCTCGACCTGCACGAAGACGAAAAAGGGCTTTTCGTCAAAGGCGAACTGACGCCTCACAACCCGCAGTCCGAAGCTGTCAAAGCGGCACTGAACCACGGAACCGTGGACGGTCTTTCCATCGGCTTCGCCTTGAAAAAATCGGACTACGACTCGAAGGCCGACGGCGGCCGCATCATTAAAAACTTTTCAAAGCTCTATGAGATTTCAGTCGTGACTTTTCCCGCGGACAAAGCCGCCCGTGTCGAAAGCAAGGCTGAAGACATAGCAGCCATCAACACAATTCGAGATTTCGAAAACTTCCTGAGAGACTCAGGCGGCTTCTCGAAGTCTGACGCTTTGGCGCTCGTCGCTAAAGCAAAAGAGCTCTGCTCGGCTCAGAGGGATTCTGAAGAAAAGGAGAAGACGCTCACAGAAGTCCTCAACCGGATCAACCGATTGAAGGACAGCATTTAAATCTTTTTGAAGGAATCCATATCATGGAAGAAAAATTCCAACAGATTCTCGACGGATTCAAGTCCATTGAAGAAAAAATGGCACTGTCCGCCTCCAAAGACGAAGTGAAAGGCCTTTCTGAAAAGCAGGCCGAACTTTCGAAACAGCTCCTTGAAATCCAGCAGAAAGGCGTGAAGGCCGCTGTTCCTGCCGAAACCAAAAGTTTCGGCGACCAGCTTGTCGACAACGCTCTGTTCAAATCTTTTGCCGTGGGTTCTGCTTCTCGATTCAAGATGGAAATCAAGGCGGCAACTAGTCCGATGCTTACGCCCACCGACGGCGTCATTCAGACGTACCGCCGCCCGGGCGTTCTCCCCGGCGTTTTCCGCCCGTTCACTATTGAAGCACTTCTGCGCTCTGCTCCGATCGCGTCCAACGCCTTCGACTACGTGCAGGAAAAGAGCTTCGAAAACGGTGCGGCATTCGTCGCTGAAGGTGCTCAGAAGCCGTCTTCTTCCGTCAGCTTTGAAGTGAAGACCGGCAACATCCGCACGGTCGCCCACATCGCCAGAATCTCGAAGCAGCTCCTTGCCGATGGTCCTGCTCTTGTCGCCTACCTGAATACCCGCATGGTCTACGGCGTGGACCTTGCCGTTGAAGACCAGATCGTCAAAGGCGACGGCACCGGTCAGAACCTTTCCGGTATTTTCACAGCCGGAAACTTCACGGAACACGGCGCTTCTCTTGAAGATGTCGGCGCAAATCCGACTCTCTTTGACCTCATCCTGTACGCGAAGACCAAAGTTCAGAGCCGCTTCTTCCGTCCGAACGTGATTCTTGTCAGCCCGGCTGATTGGAGCAAGCTGCAGATGGTGAAGAACGCCTCCGGCGACTACTATCTCGGACATCCTGCTCAGGTCGGCGGCAAAACCCTCTGGGGCATCCAGGTTGTTGACTCTCCTGCGATTCCGGAAGGCAAGTTCGTCGTTATGGATACGACTCAGGCCGCAACGGTTTGGAACCGCGAAGGAATCACTATCGAAATGTTCGAGCAGGATTCTGACAACGTTGAAAAGAACCTCATCACCATCCGCGCAGAACGCCGCGTCGGCCTCTCGGTCGAACGTCCGGACGCAATCGTGGGCGGCGATCTGATTCTTCCTGCCGCAACGGCAGCCGCTGAAGCAAAAGCTGAAGCCTAAAGCCTGATTCTTGCAATCAACGGGAGGTCTTCCGGTATCCGGGAGGCCTCCTTTTTTAGTGGTGCAGCATGCAAATCGAAATCA